GTGCAAGTTGATTGCCTTGACTGCCGCTTGTTTGACTTTCGGCTTGGCCATTCTTAACATTAACGACAATGTTAGTGTTGATGGGAGCTGCATTGCCACCAGCGCCGCCTGAGAGCTGCACAGGGACGCTCTTGCCATCAGGGAGAGGGATAATGGCTTCGTTATAGCGGCCTTCGCCTACGAGGCCCAGAGTGGGCCCTGTGACCATGCCTCCGTTTGCGAAGGCCGCCACGGGGAATGGCTGCCATCCGCCAGGAGCCACGCCGCCCTTTGCGCCGATGTATGCATCAATCGCTGGGTTTGCGAAGCCACCCTCCAGGGTCGATTCAGGCAGTCCGCCAGCAGACGGGCCTGATCCAAGTCCTCCCGCCACTGCCCCAAAGATAGTTTTAAGTAAACCAAGAGCTTGCATCCGCATATATTCCGCAATCATCTTACCCGCCATGTCAGCGAATGAACTGGCAATGCTTTGAAACATGCCAGCAAGGGCCTGTTGAGCTGTCATGCTGCCAGTAATAATCCCCTTAAATACTTCGCCAAAAGAATTGCCAATGGCAGAAGCAATGCCTTGCAAGTCTGCTTTTAATTTTTCTGCTTGTTCCGCCAGTGCTGTTGCATCTAATACTTTATTGATCTCAAATAAATCATACCCCTTCTGTTCTAAATCCACTCTCATCTCGTCTTGTGGAGTCAGTGCTCCAGCCATTGCCAGCCGATTTCGCAACTCAAGCATTTCACTTTCTTTTTCAATTTCTTTTGTCGTCCTATGGATTTGTTCTCGCCTTGCTTGATATGCTTGAATTTCCTGAGGAACCAATTCCTTCTCCTGTTCGTGCATGTCTGCAATAAAACGCTGAGTGTCCAAGTACGCTTGCTGCTCTGGTTGCAAGTCTCTGTATCCTTCGCTTAGCGCTTGTAATGTCGCTTGTTGTTCTGATTGCTCCAGCAAATCATTGCGCGTTGCATCGCTAAATTTATCTATTAATTCCTGCCTAGCCCTTGCGATGTCCAAGCTGCTTTTTTGTTCGGCATTTGCCAAATCCAATGCAGCCTGCTTTCTAAGCTGCTGTAACTTCAAGTCTTTATCCCCTGCTGCAAGCTTTTCGTCGGCCAATTGAGCTTCGGCAACTTTTAGCCCTTCATTGACAATTCTTTTTTCGTAATCAAGCTCTAGCAGCGCCTTATCAATTTCATATTGATTTTCACTAATTTTATTTTGAATTTTATCCATTTCCAGCCCTTTTAGCTTCAAGTCAAGCTCGCTCTTAAGACGATTGCGCTGGTCTTCATAAAACTTAGAAAGTTTGGATGCCTTGCCTGCGTCATCCTTTCCGGCTCTATCAATAGACATGCCCGCTCCAGCGCCGCCAAAGGTTAAATCAGTGGGCTGTGCGGGGGCGTTGGCTTTGTTAAAAGCCGCCTGCCCGCCGAGAGCATTAAATGCTTTTTGAGCTGCGTCAAGCTCTACAAAGGGATCGCCGAAGCCGAGAGCCTTTCCAATAAGAGTGGTTCCAACGCCTGGTCCGGCGGTTCTGCTCTTACCCTTGGTGGCAGCCTTAGCAGCATCCAATCGTACTTTTGCTGAGCCTATGCTTGCCATTCCGATAGCATTTGAAATTTTTGCAAACAAGTCTTGGAAAACTTTTCCAACTTCTATGCTAAATTTTGCAACAACCCCCAAAAGCATACCAAATACTTTTACAATTGGCCCCACAATGGCACCAAAGTCATCAATAAATTGCCTCAAAAAAGCCCTATTATCTTTAACAAACTGACTAATTCCATTTATGGCCTTTGTTAAGGTATCCTGAATTTCGGCCCCCATTGGACCAAACAGGCTGCCCACCTCAAGGGAGAGCTGTTCAAAAGCAATCTTTAAACGCTGTCCAGCATATTCAGGGGCGGTGGCAAGTTGCTCGCTAAATTTTGCATAGTCAGTGTAGTTTTTCTTGGCAAAGTTAATAAATTCTCTGATGCCAATTGTTCCCGCTTCTAGGCCTTTTTGCAGCTCTTCAAAGCTCATTTTGTTTGCTTGAGCAAACTTAACTACAGCACCAGGAAAGCGTTCTCCCAATTGCCCGCGAAGCTCTTCTGCCTGTACTCCGCCTTTGCTCATAATTTGAACAACGGCTCGCATGGCCCCATCTAAATCCTCTGCGCTACCGCCAGTGGCCATAATTGCCAAGGCCGTGCCTTCTAAGATCTGCTTTGTATCAGCAACAGACAAATTGTATTCTTTAGTGTTGGCGCGTAACTGAGCAAAATATTTTGTTGTTTGCTCCAAGGGCATCAAAAGCTTTTGGCTTATTTCGCCAACCGCTGCTTGCGCTTCCGCAAAGTCCTTCGCATCTACTGATGCCATGGCAAGACCGCGCTGCATTTTTTGCACGGCAGCGGCTTGGCTAGTTATACCCGCTAATGCTGTCCCAAGATTGTCTACAATCTGCCCTCCTGCAGCTCCTGCAAACGCTCCTGGTACTCCGCCCATCAAGCCGCCAGCAATACCACCAACTGCACTGCCAAGACCTCCTCCCATCCCTCCGCCATAGAGAAAAGCCCCTCCTGCAGCCCCTGCACGTTGACCAGCAGAAAGGGGCTTTTTATTTACTTTGTTGATGCCACCTTCTAATTGTTGGATTTCTTTATTGACAGCCTTCCATTCCTTTGTGTTAGGAGCAATTTCTCTCGCTTTATTCCTTAAGAGAGTAAGTTTTGCCTCTAGCTGTGCAAGACTTGAAGGCGCAAATGCTCCAAGGTTTTCTCTAAGTTGAATGCTTTCTGCGAGCTTGTCGCTTCTTTGTAACTCAAAATTAACTCGCGCAATTTGTTGCTGTAACGCAACGAATTGAGAAGTATTTGGAGCAATTTGCGAAGCTTCGATTTGAAGTGCTTGCAATTCCTTTTGCAGGCGAACATTTGATCCTGCTTCAAACGATTGCGCCTGTCCGCGAAGGCGCAATGGCTCGGAAACAAGCCTGCCCCTTTCCGCCAGCCCCTCCCTGAAACCCAGCGCAGAAGAAGCCTTTATGAAGGGCTGACTACCAATCTGCAGCTTAGAAAGCCGCCTTTGAATATTGTCAATTTCTTGGTTTAACTGCCTAAAGGTAATATTGATTCCTTTAGATAGAGAAGAAGCGTCGAGATTAAGCTCGATGCTTTGACCAATTTTTATGACTTTTGTCAGCTCTGTCTGTATGCGTGAAATCTCTTGCGCCGTTTTTGACGCATTTGTTGAAAAATTAATAGTATATTGAGCCATTTTACTTGCCTCCGTTTCTTAGGATGGTTTCAATTACTTGATCAATTTCAGCAATTGTTGGCTCAGTCCATGGTCTTGCAGGCATTGTTTCACCACTTTTGTGCTTATAGCCATCGTGAACACCTTCAGCATGTTCTGCTCTCCATTGAAATTCTGTAGTTGCAGAATTAATGTCTTTCCTTTGCTTACTTGACAAAAGAGCGCCTGTATCAATAATATCTCTTGGCTCTGTGACCACTTCTCCATTTTTTCTGCGAGTGCGACCATCGGGTCCTTTCCAATCCCACTGTGACAAAGAAAGCTGCTGATCCAAGTCGGTGTCAGCCCAGTCCATTGCTCTTTGAAAAGTACGTCCATGTACTCCGTATAATTGCTCTAATTTATTTCCAGCAAATTGCTCGTCTGTGATTCCAATCATTTTTTTTCCTGCTCTTTTGAAGGCCTTTAATGCGTCGGCCACTTTTGCCATGGCAGTATCAGCCTGAAAAGCATTGCTTTCAAAACGCAGAGTATAGGACATCCCCAACGATCAGCTTTTGTTCACAATCTAGCAGTTTTACTTGGCGGCTCTATTAATCACCCCAGCTCCGCTCCGATTAATCCTGCAATGGAGGGAGGAATGTTTTCATTTTTAAGTGCCCACTTGAGGGCTGCAATGGTAGATTCTTGCAGTTCCCCCTCTTTCTTGCTCGTTTCAAAAGGCAAGAAGTCTTCTAGTTTTACTTTATTGTTCTTGCCGCCAAGAGCGCTAAAAACCAAAGCACTTAATTTTGCAGTGGCAATACTGTAGGCATTAATTTTTTGCCGCTGTTCTTCAAGCAAATGTTTAGAGCATCTTTGCAAAAAAGCCAATGGCAACTTGCGAAAATTACTTGCGCAAAAAATTGGATCGTTAATTGATAAAGAAAGGAATTGACAGTAGATGGCAGTCCAATCAGTGGAATGCTCAACAGCACGCTCACAGGCTTCTTCTAGTCGTTCTAGAAAGGAGCCTTTGGGACGTTTCCCTCATCACCTCCTTCTTCGACATCTCCCTGAATCGCCCCATCCTCGCTCACCATAAGCTGCTCAACAAGTAGCAATAAATTACTAGGCAGCTTGCAAGTATCGTCCTTGTCCCAGTCTTCCGTTGACTGCCATTTTTTTCCGTTAAGAACTTCTCCCCGGTTTTTAAAAAATAACGTAACAAGCTCCTCAAACTGATCGCGACCAGAGGGCATGGCAGTCATAAGTGCAGCGGTTTCTTCTGAAAACTCTCCTAGTATTTCCGCCCTAGCCGCCGAATTATCTTGCAAAACTTGAAAAGCTTCTTCCTCACTCATGCCTTTGACACTGGCAATGCGTCGAGCAAGATGAATGGTTTGCAAGCTAAATTGAGCACGCTTTTTGTTTTGTTCTTCACGTTGCCAAGCCTCTTCTGCAAGCCAACTGCCAAATTTTTTAAGGCGCAACTTTTCTCCGATGGGCTGATACTCAACGCTGCCTACTAGGAAGAAGTCGGAATATTTACTCATTGTTTTGCAATGGAAGCAATGAGAGTCTAGCTCCTAGAATTCTGCTGGGAACAGGACTGCCTATTGCCCTGCTCGGAATAATCATAATACGCTGCACGCCATTGATGCTTATTTGAACCTCAGACGGGCAGTGAGGAGTAAAACAAGCGAGCCCAGCCTTGATACTGTCTCCGTTTATAGTTGCATCAAACAGCCATGAATTTTCTTCTTGGCTTTTTAAAACTTTAAAGCTCATTACAAAACCGTATCCATTTCGGCATCGGGAATGACAATTCTATACTGCCCGTACATCACGTCAGTTTCTGGCATGAAAGACATGCGAGCATCAGGAAAACGCCGTGACAGTTGACGAGCAGCATCAACAAGGCTCTCTGATGCCGTATCGTAACTGGTCATAACAACTGTCCATTCTTTGCGTTGTAAAACCATGCCAACGGCAGCACGTGGATTAATGCGTGGATATTGTTCAATGACAACTTCTAGGCCGGTTACTTTCCATTCGCCCGGCGCACGATTTTTACCAGCAACATACAATGCTGGCTTTTTTGTGCCGCCTGGAAGAATGT